TCCGTCCCGCCGTCTGCGACGATTTCCGCGCCCTTGATGCCGCTGTTGTCAGCCATTTACCGTCCGCCGCCCCTGCGTCCTGCACCCACGTCACCACGGCCCACGTTGCCGCCGGAGCCGTAGCCGCGCGTTCCCGAGGCGCTGCCAACGGCACCGCCGCCGGAGCTGCGCATACCGCCGCCCGTGCTGCGCATACCGCCGCCCGTGCTGCGGGTTCCACTGCTGGTCTTGCTAGCCGCGCCGCGAGGGCCTGCAACGCCCATCTTCTGCTGCGCCATGCGCTGCTGACGCTGATAGGCCGTCTCTTTGGCCTTGGGAGCAACGGCAGTCTTGGCGGCAGGCGCGGGCGACACGCGCTCGCGGACGACGTTGCTGACAACTTGCGCGGCGGGCGCAATGTTCGGCGTCGCCTTGGGGGCCTTGCTCGTAGGCGTCATTCGAACGTTATTCAACGCCATAATCCCTTCGCCGCCAGATATAAAACCGCGATTGGACGGGCCGATTGGCTGCGCGTAGCGCAGACCGCTAGGACGCTGAGGACCAATGGCCGCGTCATAGCGACGGCCAATCGGATTGACTTTGGTCGTTTTGCCAACAACGCTGGCCTGAAGACCGCCCTTGCCGCTGCGAGCGACCGTCTGGGCCTCGCTCTTGCGCTGGCTGCTGCTCTTACCGCTGCGTGTAACGCTCTGTTCAGCCATCTCAGAACCCCTTCTTCATCATTGTGCGGCCCATCATGTTGGCACGGCCCATCTTCGGCTTGGGCGCGGGCATGGGCATGGTGCGCTTCATGCCGCCGGTCTTCGGCTTGGGCGTCGGCATTGGCTGCGTGTACTTCATGTCCCCACCAGCCTTCGGTTTGCCCTTGGCAGCGCGCTGGACGGCGTATGCGATGGCCGCCGCCTGCTTCTGGGGGCGTCCAGACTTGATCTCGGCGGCGATATTCTTGCGAAATGCGGATTTTGTGGCTGATTTGACGAGCGGCATGTCACTTTTTCCGTGTTTTGGCCGACTTACGGAAGGCAGCGGCGGTCGGTGCGCCCTTCGTGCCTGGTTTGCGCATCTTTTCGCCTGATCCGGCGGCGATCCGGGCGCGTTTAGCGTGAATATTGCTGTAAAGTCCGGGTTTTGACGCCATTTTTAGCACTTCCACCGCCGCATGGAGGCTTTCGCCCGTTCTGCGTTCTTCGATTTGGCGACTACGCCGCCCATACGGGCGCAAAATGACCTCTTGCGCGCGCCGCCCTCGGGCTGCGGGGGCTTCAGCTTGCTGCCCGTGGCGGCGTTGTACTTGGCCCGGCCCTTGGCTGTCAGGCCAGCGCCTTTGGAGACGGGTAGCTTTTCGCCCCGTCCCACTGACAGCGATACGCCTTTGCGCGCCATTATGACCCTAGCCAAGAGGTTGCAACACTGGACTGACCATAGGCCCTGCGCGGCGACTTGTCAACGCGCTCGGTTCGTGAGCCGACAGGGAACGCGAACGTAACGGCTATCGCGTCCGCGGCGTCTGGTGAGGCGAGGCCCCTAGCGCGCATTTCCTTTTTGCTCTCCAAGAAAATGCAACCTTTGCTATCGGGTTTTGCCATTGGGCCGGTAAGGTCGGATTTGAGGTTTTTGTCGCTAGGGATTGACGCATCCTTTAGCCAGATACGCATATCATTCCACATATCTGCACGTTTATTGCCAAACGCCGCGCGGTCTTTGGACGCCCAGCCAAAATTTACCGGGCGCACCCGGTAGCGCTGCTCCTTCAACCGATCCACTACCCCCGCGCCGAGGCCGCCCTCGTCCACCACCGTAAACAGCGGCTGGTATTCTTCTATGGCTGTAATGACGTGGCCAACGACTTCCATCGTATCAGCCCCGCGATGGCGACGCAGGGCGATAATATCGCGGCCTTGGCGTACGGCTATGACCGTCGCGTCTGAGCCGAACCGCGCGGGGTCGACGCCTATGATGACCGGTGCGGATGTGTCGTTCCAACGCGGTCGTGCCATTGCCGCATCGACCAATGAAGCGCCAATGAACTGGTCGTCGCCAGCGCTCGGAAACGTACCGAATACTTCGACATGGGCCTGATAACTGTCCTCCCCAAACTCTTCGATGATCTGATTATAGATGTTTTTGTCCGTCCCCTCAACTGTGCGAGCATCAATGCTGCGGGTATTCCAAAATGCGCGTTTGGAATGGAACGTTTCGTAAAAATAGCCTGTATTTCGACGGGGGTTGCTGAACGCTAACCAAAAACGGTTGGGCGTATTTTCAGTAAAAAATCCTTGGCTAACTTCCCAAATAGGGTCGGGGATGCCCGAACTTTCATCTAGGATCAGCATGACGCCATCGGTGTTATGGATACCGGCGAATGCGTCTGGGCGCTCTTCGCTCCACAACCGCCCTTCAGCATACCAATACCGGGTGCCTTTTTTCAGGTCTTTTTCAACCAGATCGGACAGCCATTTGGCTGGCGTCAAACGAGTGGCGGACGTCTCAAACCAGTGTGCGTTGATGGCCATGGAACTCCACTTGGTAAGCTCTGACCAAGTCACCGAACGTAGCTGCGCTTCAGAGTTGGCGGACACCACAATCGTGCCGCCAATCCGAGTGCTCAGCATCCACAGAACAACCCAAGCCACCAACGCGGACTTGCCAATACCGCGGCCAGAAGCCACTGCCATCCGAAAGGCTTCAAAGTCAACTTTGCCTTTGTTACGCTGAATATGCGCCCGCAAGTCCATCAGCACGTCACGCTGCCATTTACGCGGGCCGTCGTAGTGCTCCAATGGCGTGCCTGGTTTACCCCAAGGAAACGCCATGCCTACAAAAGCAAGCGGGTCGTCGGCGATCCGGGGTGTCCAGAGCGCCGACATAAGTCGCATCTCGTCTTCAGGTGAGTACAGGGTCGTTTGCATCTTGGCTCCTAAAAGGTAGCATATTCAGTTCTGCTTGGCGCCGAGCCGCTGCGGCCTCTTCAAACGTTTCGTAACGACCAAGCTCATATAGCTTGCCGTCGCGGCGAATGCGCGCTCGCCAACAACTATCGCGCTTATGATACCCGACACCTATGACGCCACTGCGATTGTTTTTTGGTACGGATTGATTTTGCCCGTTTTCGGCGTGTGTTGCGGGCCGCAAGTTGGCAAGCCTATTGTCGTTTCGCGCGCGGTTTACATGGTCAACTTCATGTGGGGGCCAAACACCATGCACATATAGCCACACTAAACGATGTGCTTTGTACTTAACGCCGCGTAATTGAATTTGACAATATCCGTCGTTGTTCAGGCTACCTGCAACACGGCCTTCTATGGCGCGCGGCGAATACGTCTTGCGCCACTGAAAATCCCCCGTGTCTGGGTCATAGGTCAGTAGACTTTTCAGTTCGTCTTGCGTTATGGTCGTCATAGCGGTCAGCCTCCAGATCAGGTTGATACGTCAGGGTGCTAGGCGGCGTTCCCGCGCCGCCAGCATCCGATATAATAGCACAATCCGCCGTAATGTCCAACATACGTCGCTGCGCTTCCTCAAGCGCGGCCGTAATGCTAATCTTCTGTTCGACCTGGAGCTGGATCGACTGCGGAGCCGACCACTTGTGAGCGTATTTTAAAACTTCCAACGCCGCTTTAGCGTCCCCTTGCGCCGCCGCGTCGTTCAGCACGGTCGCCATGGCCAGCTCGCCGTCCGCGCGCCCCTTCTGCTCGGCATACTCCGCGACCGGGTCCATCTGGCAGAGCCTGCGGTACTCGGTCGGCGTCATCCCGGCAGCAAGGGCCAGCGTGTCGCCTTTGAGGCCCATCCGCGCCGCGTTGTAGATGGCCTCCAGCCGCGCCTCTGTGGCGGTCAGCGGACGCGGTTCGTAGGGGAGAGACTGGAACATAGCGAGAATTGTAGCATGGGTGCGTTTGGGCGGCAAGCGTCAAAGATTGTTGGTTGGTGCTGTGAGAAAAAATAAAAATTCTGCTTGGGGGTTGGCCACAGCAACAGCGGCAGCGCTCGGCCCTGTCCCCCCCCTCCCTTCGCGCCCGCAGCATTTTTTGCAGCGCAGCAACGCAACAGCGAGAAACTGTAACCGTTCCTGTTACCGGAACATATTCCTAGCAGGCAAGCCTGGCGGGAATGGTGCTCGTGGCCATATGGCTAGAACCATTCACGCCCTTCCGTGTGGCGGGCACGGGGCTTGCCGATCCGCCAATCTCGATTGATGACTTGGGCGCGCTGGCCGATACGGAACCGGCGGCCGCCAGCTTGCACATAGATGATGGACTTGGGCGAGCGGATACCGACCTTGATGTGGCAGGGTAACAGGGGCGTTAGTTCGGCAAGTAACGTGCGTGCCTGGTTGCGCGTGATCTCGCCCCACATCTGCATCCGCGCAACTTCATTCTGCAACCACGGAAGCAAAGCGTTCGGAATGTCGATGCAATCCTGATATTCGGCCATTGGTGTCTCCAAGTTAACGCAAACGCAATATATCACGCAAACGCGATAGAAACAAGGGTGCTGTCAGCGCCGGGGGTGGGTTTGGGGTAGTCGTGGGGTGCTCCAATCGTTAGATTGGCAAATCTCATTTAGTAGCGCTCTACGGAACAATTATAGAACATCTGTTATATCAGTTATCTTTAAGACCTACAGAAATATAATGCCCATATTACCCATAAGCCGATGGCATAAGGCTTTTGCCGCTCTCCGCCAATGCCCATGTCGTCACCCCAACGCCACCCCACGACCACCCCAAAACAGACTTTTTGCATTCCGTCCAAAAATAGTTGTTGACATAGCCAGCACCCTATGAGATTGTCCACATATCAACAGAGGAGAACGACACATGCGCACGGTGTTCAAAGTTACGGTCAGCATCCAGTGGCTCGAGTGCCGCCCGGTTGAAACGGTTCAGGTCAAGGCGC